CTTCTGTTCGGGCATTACTTGACGTCCTTCGAATAGATTGCGCTGTTGGCTCCGTGCTCACGCACTTCGACCGATGCAAGGTGGAGACCGCGGATGTCGCAGTCGAGGGGGTGGACGTCGCCGAGCCAGCTGTCGATGTAATCGAACGCATACTTGGCGAACCCTTCGCACCCGACGAACGGAATGACGAGCGGCGGAGCGAAGCCATACTTCGCATAGAGCAGGGTGAAGTCGCCCAGCGCGGGGTCGTCGGCTGCCATCACCGTGCGGTGATCGAAGTTCTCGCGGAGCCATGCCTTGATGGGCTTCAGACCCCCGAAGTCGATCACCCAATTGTCCGAGTTGAGCTTCTCGGCGCCGAACGTCAGCTTGAAGCTGAGCGGATACCCATGCGGGTCGTGGCAGTGGCTCTTGGCGCGGTGCTGGCGGAAGCAGGCGCTCAGCCCGAGGTTGTGGTCATAAGTCTTCGTGACGTAAAACATGGTTCACTCCGCGTAGGGCAGGGGGTCTGCCAGTCCGTTAATGGTATAGGCGGTCTTGCGCATATAGCAAGGCCCGCACTTGCCGCAGTGGACCTCACCGGCGCGATAGCAGCTCCAGGTCAGGTGCATGGGGGCGCCCAGGCGCTCGCCATACGCGACGATCTCGTGCTTCATCATGTTGCCCACCGGCATCCAGATTCGCACCCGCTTCCCGTCGCCAACAGCGAATGGCAGCATGTCGTTGAAGCGATTGATGAACTCAGGCTCGTTGTCGGGGTAGGCGCCCGCTTCCTCGAGGTTGTTCCCCAGCCCGATTATGTCGAACCCTTTGGCTTCGGCGTAGGCGGTGGCGAGTGAGAGCATGACAAGGTTACGAGCCGGGACCCATTCGTGAGCGAACTCTGCACCTTCTTCACCGCCAGCGATTTTGCTGTCCGCCTGGAGTAGAGGGCTATCCTTCGTATCGTATATCCCCATCGGAAGAATGTGCAGGGGCATCCCCATTGCTTCGGCGCACGCGCGCACCGCTTGCGTCTCCGGACCCTCCGCCCTGGAGCCATACTGGAAATGCAGCAGATGCACTTCCAGGCCGTCGTGCTGGATGGCGCGCGCACTGACCACACTGTCCATCCCGCCGCTACAGACGACCAGCGCCCGCTTCGGCGCAAGCTCACCCCATTCAGGCATCATCAGACGCTGCGCGTTCATGGGGGTGAACTTCCAGGCGGTGTAGGGTTCGACCATCTGCGGCGCGAACCCGTGCGGGAAGTAGCTGCGTGACGACGCGAAGAAGCACGCTCCGTCGACCCAAGCATACCAGATCGGACGATAGTTGCACGCGACGAACACCGTGCCGGGGTGATGGTCGTGCGTTGCCAGGATAGCATAGCTGCCCTTGAGCGCCTTCACCATTGTCTCGAAGACCGTGTCCAGGTCCATGCTTGGATTGACTTCGGTCAGATGCGCAAGGTATTCCGCGATCGCCGCGCTGTCGATCCCCGTGGGCAGCTTCTGCCCCTCGAAGTGATTGCGGAGTGCATGGTCGTTCGCGATCGTTCCGTTGTGGACGATGTTCCACCCGCCGGCTCGGTAGGGCTGCTGATCGAACTCGCGCTTGTCTGCGACGTATTCGGTCGTCGGTTCTGCACGGCAGTTCCCGATGATGCTGCCCTGATGGACACAGTTGAGGGTGTCGAAGAAGTCGTTGCCCTGGCGCACGCTATCGCGCTCCACCGACCGTCGCTCGAAGTTATACCCCGTGCCGGTCGTGCGCTCCTCCTGGACATGGTATCCCCAGCCGTCGCGCCCCCGCTCGGAGGATGCGATCATTATCTGGTGCATGATCTGCGTCACGCGCTGGACATGCGTGGGCGTCAGCCCCCACGCGAGGCATCCGAAGATTGCGCACATTTACTCGACTCCGATGAACTTGTGGATCTGAAGCTGGAGGATGTAGCCGTGCGCTAGGCTCGAGCTGACCGCTTCCTGCGTGTGAAGGTGATTGTCGACCTCGTCCTTGCTGTCGAGTGGCTGGATATAGATCTGGCCGTTGAACAAGCCGGGGGTCGGACGCGCTGGACGGTTGGGCATGTCGAGCGCGTGCTTCGGCAGACCGTCGCTGTCAGCATCGCCGTATCGCACGACATACTTGAGGGCGCACGCGGCAGCTTCCGCCAGCGTGTTGATCTTGCCGGTCTTGGGGCTGATCACGATGTAACCGCCGCGGCGCATCCCCGTGTCCTTGTTCCAGGGGAACACCGGCGGATTCATCGTGCCGTTGGATTCGATCTGGACGTAATATCCATGTTCGACCAGCAGAGCGACCAGCTCACCGATATGCTGCCGGAAGGGTTCCCCGCCTGTGATCACCACAAGCCCGGTCATGAAAGCGGTTCGCTTGATGATCTGGAAGAGAATCTCGTCCGGTGTCATCTGCTGTCGGGTGGAGGTGTAGTCCGTGTCGCACGCGGGGCATTGCAGATTGCAGCCAGCGAGACGGACAAAGACGCAAGGGGTTCCGCAGAATGGACCCTCGCCCTGGATCGTCTTGAAGATGCTGTGGACTTGGAGCGTCCCCTCGTAGGAGGGTTCGCGCTTCTCGATTGGTTGATTGTTAATCATATTCCTCCGGGAGGTAGCTAGGGGGCTGTCCGAGGACAACCCCTAGCAGGTTTCGGCGGGTTAGGCTAGATTACGCCTGCGGCGGAGCCGGGGGCGTTTCCGGAGCCGGGGGAGGGGTCGCCGGCTTGCGCGGATCTTCCACGCGGCCGCTGACGCCGAAGAACTTCCGCCACCGGGCGTATTCCGCACGGACGTTGGCTTCGTTCAGGCCCTGCGCCTTGGCGATCTCCATCGACTCGGCGATGGAAGCGGGCGAGCCGTTCTTGGCGGACACCTCGTCGAAGATGGCCCACGCCTTGCCGCACAGACCGTCGGGCTTCGGACGGCGGATGCCGTTCTGCTCCGGCATCCGGGCAGCTTCGCGCGCCGCGATCGCATCGGCCTTGGCCTTTTCCTTGGCTTCCGCCTTGGCAACTCTCTCGGCCCGCTTGCGCTCGACTTCGGCTTTCTTGGCCTCTTCCTTGGCGGTCTTCTCGGCGGCCTTCTTGGCTTCGCGCTCCGCCTTTTCCTGCTCCTTCTGAGCCTTCTTGGCGGCGGCCTCATCGGCCTTCTTCTGCGCGGCAGCCTGCTTGGCGGCTTCCGCCTCGGCCGCTTCGCGGGCGACCTTCTGCTCTTCGGTTTCCATTTCAATCTCCATCAGGTTGTGCCCAATTTGGACAAACTACGCTTAACATTCGCGCGGAGAGAGCGCAACCACTTTTTTAGCCGAGACGACTTTTCATCCAGTTACCGAGTTCGTTACTCGACGAGGTCCTCTTGACTGAGTGCTTTTCTTCGAGTACTGTCATTATTTTCTTACGGAGTTCGAGGACAACCGCCTTGTCGCTAGGCGAACCGGCCTCGGCCCACATAGCGTCTGCCACCGACCATATAACCGGTCGCACGCTAGAACTACGCTGTTTCAGGGTAAGGGCCGGCTGTGGGGCTGACTCAGCAACGGCCCTGAGCTTGAGGGCAGCACGCTCCGCGCGGCGCTGTGGGGCCATTTGCACGGCGCTGTGGCAGTCAGCCGCGTCGAGGGGCTTGCAGTGAAGCGGGAACAGATTCATGTGCTTCGCTGGAACCTTTGCACCGAGCGCATACTTCCAGGGGATGCCGTTGTATAGATCGTCTTCAACTGCTTTGATCTGCGCGTCGACTTCCTCTGCCAGCGCCAGCGTCGGGGGCATGTGGTCACAGACGAGCATGGCGAGCATCTCACGCAGCACGCGATCATCAGTTCCTGTAACGTCTTCACCGGTCGTGTTCTTGTAGAGCATCCGGATCTCCAGCGGGGTCATGCCAATCAGGAAGTGCTCAGAGTTCACGTTCTCGTTGCGGATACTGTGGTGCGGGGCCTCCAGGAACGACAAGCCATTCAGTACAAACTGGTCATGGTGCTTATGTAGAAACTGGAGGGTATCCATGTTAACGCTGACGAACATCTTAACCCTCCACCTTCAGCCAGCGACCGTCGTCCTTGAGCACATACTTCTGCCCTAGTCCGGTGCTCAAGCGGCCACCGTATTCGTCGAACGTCTTCTGGCACCAGTTGCCCCAGCCAATGCCAGGAAGATTGGCGTCATACATGACTTCGTTGAACGGGCGGTTCGTTAGCTGGCAACCGGTCTCGGGAAGCGGACTCAGCCAATAGATCTCTTTGCTCATTTACGTCTCCTTTGCTGCGTACCTTGTACACTAGGTCACAGCATGGCGCAACCCCTAAAACGGGATGTCGTCTTCCCAATCGTTGTTCGGACCGCTATGCTGCGCTGCAAGTGCGGCCTTCTGCTGGGCCAGCTGTTCCCTGTTCTCAATGTCGGGAACATAGCCATCGCTCTCAGCTGTCCCGAATGCAGTGCCGTCGTAACAGAACGCCATGATTTCGGGGTATTGCTTGTTCGTCCAGACTCGAATGTGCGTTGGGGCTGCGAGCACCTTGTCAGCAATTGCGATTGCTTCTGCAGTTGTTTCCGGCATCGGGGTATCGGTGCGCTCGCTCCACCATTTGCGCGCCTTGCGGCCAGCGAAGTTTGTGTGCTCAATGCAGATAAACTCACTGAACGATTTGTATCGGCAATAATAGCTCACCTTCATCATCGGCGGACTGCCGGTCTTTTCGTGCCGGTCGATCGTAACGCTGTCCACTTTGAAGACCTTAACGATGGGCTCGTCAATCTTGATCAACTCGTCCTGCGCAGCTTCTGCCTTAAACTTGACTTCGAATAAGAATTCAGAACCGCAACCGAGTGCAGTCTTAAACGGCTGTCCACCGCAATAGCGTACGCTGGCGTGATTGTACGTCTCGCAGACTTTGCAGAGCTTGACCGGAGCATTCCCGCCATCTTTACCTTTCGCTTTCGGAACAACGGGATCGTTAATCGGACCAAGCGATTGCGTATTGCGCGCAAAATCCATCACAAGACAGTCCAGCTTGCCACTGTCAAGGATGGCTGCAAGGCGTCCCTCAATCGTGTTCAGATCGGCCCGAGCACCGTTAGCCAGCAAGCCTTTACCATCAAGACCAAAGACTGGTCGCGTTCCACGTCCTAGCATCTGAACCCAGAGCACGACCGATCCGGTTGCACGTAGAATGATAATAAAGTCGATGCCAGGAAAGTCGAATCCTGTGGTCAACACATTGTTATTGACCAGCGCACGGATCTTTCCATCCTTGAAGTCCTGGATCGTCTGATCGCGACCGGCTCGCTTGCTGTGGACGCAACCTGCCGCAACGCCCATAAGATTGAGCATGTCGGTGACGTTGTCTGCGTGATTGGTGCCGGAGGCAAAGACAAGCCAGTGCTTCCTGTCGAACCCGTATTCCAGGGCCTCCTTCAGTGCCGCTTCGGTGATCTCCTCGCGGTCGAACTTCTCCTGCATCTCTTTCTCGATAAACTCCCCGCCCCGCTTGTGCAGGCCGTCGGTCTCGAGGTGGAGCTTTGGTCGCTTGGGGACAAGCGGGATGAGATAACCCTCGTTGAACAGTCTATTGAACGGTTCTCGGGCAGTAATATCGAAACAGACGTCGCTGAACAAGGGTTCGCAGAGGTTGCCCTTGCTGTCCTCGTATGGATCAGTCAGGTGCCCATGCCCCATGCGCCAAGGGGTAGCTGTGAAGCCAATGACGCGGAGGTAAGGATTGATCGAACGCAGATTGTTGATGAATGTGCGATACATCGTCTGGTCATTTGGACTTAGCAGATGGCACTCATCGATCAGGATAAGATCGATACGGCCGAACTGCGCCCAGCGCCGCGCCACGCTTGCAATGCCAGCGAACGTGATTGGTTGCGTCGTGTCGCGTCGGTTAAGACCTGCGCTATAGATACCCGCTGGG